ACACCATGACCCGAGGACCGCAATGCCGCTACTCCGGCAAGTACCAGCGCTGCGGCAACGAAGCCGTCGACCCGGTCGGCGAGGTGCTGCTGTGCGCGCAACACCTGGGCCGAACCATCGAGCTGCTCAAGGCCAAGGGCTTCGTCGTCACCTCGCCCAGCGCCAGCTGGTGCGAGGACTGCCAGGACTGACCACGAAGGCCGGGTGCGTCCCTAGCGCACCCGGCCGGAAGGAGTATCTCGTGACCATCGAACTGGGCAACAACGCGGCGATCGTGATCGTCATCGTCGCTGTGCTGGCCTGCGTGGCGTACAGCCGGCGATGAGCAAGAACTGGGAAAGTGGCTCGGACTCCCGCTGGAGGGCGTTCCGGGCCACCATCCTGGACAGGGACAAAGGGCTGTGCACCCTCAAGCTGCAGGGCTGCACGACCAGGGCTGAGCACGTGCACCACGTGATCCCGCTATCGCGAGGCGGATCCAAGTACGACCCGGGCAACTGCGCGAGCGCATGCCGCAGCTGCAACCTCAAGCAGGGAGCCAAGACACCGATGCCTCAGCCCGAACCGAGGCCAACGTCGAGCTGGTGAAAAGTTCACCGAGAGGAGTCGGCCGGACACCCGCTGCCATGTCTTTTTGTGTGGCTCAGACGGCCGGGCCGAGCTGGGGAAGCACCCGGGCGGCGTGGACGGCGCCGGCGGCCGCGTAGCTGGCGTCGATCGGGGCCTGGCCGCGGCGCGCGAACCGCCAGCCGTCGCCCTGGGGCAGCTGCTGGGTCTGCCGGATGTGCAGGTCGAGCAGCGGGTCGTGGGCGTGGCGCAAGTGGCCGGCGGCGGCCTGCTCCTCAAGGCCCATGCAGGCCCGGACGACGTCCTCGGCCCTGACCGGTTCCATCAGCACGTTGGCCACCCGGCGCCCGGCCCATTCGTCGGCCACCGCGGCTGCCGGGCCGCCCGGGAACCACACGCACTTCCGCGGCTTCACCCGGGCCAGCCAGTCAGGGAGGTCAGCCCGCAGCTGCTTGCGCGATTCGTACCCGTCCCAGGCGGCCAGGATCTCGATGTGGGTGATGCCGTCGAGGGTGACCGCGGCCGCCAGGGTGGCGTGCGAGCGGTCCTCGGCGACGTCGAAGCACAGCGCCACGGACCGGCGGTGAGGGGCGAGGTCGACGGCCTGGTCCCGCGCGACGCCGCACGCGTTCCAGTCCTCGAGGCGGATCGCGGCCTCGAGGAGGTCGACGCGCTGGCACATGATCTCGATGCGGAACCGGGCGAGCGTCTCGCCGCCGGCGGCCATGGCGGCCCTGGCCTGCCCTAGGAGGGCGTCGAGCTGCACCCGGTGGCCCAGCCCTGGGTTGGCCTGTGCGAGCGCCTCCACGTCGTCAGGGGCGGTCCCAGACGGGGCGCTCCACGATGCGAGGAAGGTGCGCGGATCGCCCTCGCCGGTCAGGATGAACGTCTCGGCCGCGTCGTGTTCCTCATGCAGCACAACGGATTCCGCGTCGCCCTCGTTGCTGATGCAGACCAGCAGGGCGTCGGCGACGGCATTCATGGCCGGCACGATGGCGTCCCAGGTGTCGCGGTTGCGGTGCTCGCGCAGTTCGTCGAGTAGGGCCCGGGGCAGGGTGTCGCCTCGGCCGGCCCGGCGGTTCGGCGCCGCGAACCGGTAGTGGCTGCCGTAGACGTTCCAGAAGTCCTCCTCGCCGATCTGCAACCGCATGTGGTCGCGGGGCAGCGCGGCGGCAAGCAGCTCGACGCCCTCGGCCAGCTCGGCGACCTTCTTCCACGACCGCTTCGCCGCGGCCCGGTCGGTGCTGGTCGCGACGATCTCCGGGACCCGCTCGATGAACATCCAGTAGAGGATCAGCAGCCGCGTGAACAGGGTCTTCCCGTTCTGCCGGGCGACCAGGATGATCGCTTTGCGGTAGCGCGGGGAGCCGTCGGGGAACAGCTCGCCGAGGTGGATGGCGAGCCATCGCTGCCACGGGTCGAGCGGGTAGCCGATCAGCTCGCAGAACGCGATGAAGTCCCAGCCCCACGACGCCTCGGGATCGTCGAGGTCACGGAGTGGCGGCGTCCACAGCCTGGGGACGACCGCGCCGAGCACGGGCTGCGGAGAGCTGATCCAGGGGGTTGGCGCTGGGCTGCTGGCCATCGGTCTTCACCGCCTTCCGCGCGCGTGGGGTGAGGCCGAGGGCGTCCAGGGCGGCGAGCAGTGCCGGGCCGACCTTGGCCAGGTCACCCTCGCCGGAGTCGATGTCGGCGGCGTAGGTCAGCGCGAGCTCGGCCGCCGCGCCGTCGCGCGCCTCGACCGGCTGGGCGGCGAGCGCCGCCTCGACCGCATCCCGTAACGCCATGGCACCAGAGTACGCGTTAGTGAGGTAACCTCAGCAATGTGAAGTGGCCGTGGCAGCGCAGGCCGGAGCCCCCGGCGAACCGCACGCTGTCCATCACCGACCCAGCGCTGGCCGCGCTGTTCTCCCCGGGCGGCACGGTCGACCTGGCCGGGGTGAGCGTCGGCGAGCAGTCCGCGCTCGGCCTGTCGGCGTTGTTCCGGGGCGTGTCGCTGATCTCCGGCACCCTCGGCTCGCTTCCGCTGCGGTCGCTACGGCTCGACGATTCCGGTGCGCCGCAACAGGTTCCGTCCGTCTTCGACGACCCGGACGGCCCGGACGGGCAGACGCCGTTCGAGTGGAAAGAGACGCTGTTCGCGCACCTGGTGATCCACGGCCGGGCCGGGGCGCTGAAGGTCCGCACCGAGGCCGGCGGCATGGCTCGGCTGCCGCTCTGCCACCCGCTGACCTGGTACCCCGAGCTGCCGACAGCTGAGGAGTACCAGTCGGGCCGACTGCCCGTCGGCGGCCTGTGGTTCCGGGTGACGCTCGCCGACGGCAAGCAGGTCCGCCTCGACGGCGACGGCTTCTGGTACGTGCCCGCGCTGGCGATGACCCCGGGGTTCGGCCAGGGCCTGATGCAGTCCGCTCGCCGGTCGCTGTCGACGGCGATCGCCGGGGACATGTCCGCGGCGAAGATGTTCTCCTCCGGCGCCCTGATCTCCGGCCTGGCCACGCCGGCCGACGAAGGCCTGGACATCGCCGACGACATCCCGCAGATCCGCCGGGAACTGAACAACTCGGTCCTGGGTCACGAGAACGCGGGCACGATCGCGCTGGTCAACCGGCGGCTGAACTTCACCCCCTGGACGATGACCGCGCAGCAGGCGCAGTTCATCGAGTCCCGCGCGTTCCAGATCGAGGAGATCGCCAGGTGGACGGGCGTGCCTCCGCACCTGCTGGCCCAGACGGACAAGCAGACCTCGTGGGGTACCGGCGTCGACGAGCAGAACCGGGGCCTGGCCAAATTCGTGCTCGGCCACTGGGCGCAGCGGGTCGAGCAGCGCGGCTCCCGGCTGCTGGCCCAGCCGCGCTGGTGCGAGTTCGACTTCGCCGCGCTGGAACGGCCGAACTTCGAGACGAACGTCGGCCTGGTGCTGCAGCAGATCGCGGCGGGTCTGATCAGCGCGGAGTACGGCCGGAAGCTGCTGAACATCCCCGCCTCGGCGGCGCCCGCCGACCCGGCGCCGGCTGACCCGAACGGAGGCGGCGATGATCCAGCAGCCCAGTAATCTCGCCCAGCAGCGCGCGGCCTGGCGCGTCACGAACGGCATCGCCGAGCGCACGACGCCCTGTTTCCGGCTGACCAACGCGGCCGTGCCGAAGCTCTACGTCTTCGACGTGATCGGTGGCTTCGACGGCGACTCCGCCGAGTTCGTGCAGACCGTCCACGGCCTGAATGCCAAGGCGATCGACCTGCACGTCAACAGCCCTGGCGGCCACGTCTACGACGCGATGGCGATGTACGAGGCGCTGAAGACCCACCCGGCGGCGGTGAACGTCCACATCGACGGCCTGGCCGCGTCCGCCGCCTCGTTCCTGGCCCAGGCCGGCGACTCGATCGACATCTCGCGCGGCGGCCGAATGATGATCCACGACGCCCAGGTCGCCGCCTGGGGATCGCCCGCCGACCTGCGCGAGGCCGCCGACGTGGCGGACGCCGTATCCAACGACATCGCCGGGATCTACGCCGGGCGCGCCGGAGGGAAGCCGGCCGCCTGGCGTTCCGCGATGTCCAAGACCACCTGGTACTCGGCGAGCGAGGCGGTCGACGCCCACCTGGCCGATCGGGTGGCAGGAAGCAACGACGGGCCGGACAACCGGACCCGGCTCATCCAGGCCCGGCACCGGGCGACCCTGGGAGGGGTGAAGTAGTGCGCACCATCGAGGAAGTCACCAGCTCGATGACCGCGCTCGTCGACGGGGCCGCTGGCCGCAGCCTCACCGACGACGAGGTCACGCAGTACGAGGCGCTGGAGCAGGAGCTGAAGGGCGTGCAGCGCTCCGATGCCATCCGCGCCCGCAACGCGGCGTACAACACCATCCGCACGCCGGCCGGAGTGCCGTCCGCGACGCCGCGGCCCGAGGACCCGACCGCGGGCCTGCGCAACTACCTGCTGACCGGCAAGGCGAACGTCGACCTGCAGCCGTCGAACGCGCAGTCCGAGGGCGTCCCGTCGCAGGGTGGCTACCTGGTGCCGGACACCTTCCGCACCAAGCTGGTCGAGAAGCTCAAGGCGTTCGGCGGCCTGGCCTCGGTCGCGGACCGGTACTCGACCGGCACCGGCAACCCGGTGGAGTGGCCGACCATCGACGACACCGGCAACGTCGGCGAGATCGTCTCGGAGAACGGCACCTTCTCGGCCGGCGCCGATCTGACTTTCGGCTCGAACTCGCTGTCGGCCTACACGTACGCCACCGGCGGCGCCGGCGGCCCGGTCAAGGTCCCGCGGGAGCTGATCCAGGACTCGGCGTTCGACGTCGAGGGCCTGATCGCCCGGCTGTTCGCGACCCGCATCGCCCGGATCCAGGCCGTGCACTGGATCTCCGGCACCGGCGTCGCGCAGCCGCTCGGCCTGTTCACCGGCCGCACCCCGGTGCAGTCGGCGGCCAACACCGGCATCACCTACGAGGACCTGGTCACCTACATCCACTCGGTCGACCCGGCTTACCGGACCAACTGCCGGTGGCTGATGAACGACCTCAGCCTCGCCGAGATCGAGAAGATCAAGGACGGCTCCGGCTCGTACATCTACCGCGGCCGCGACGCGAACATGGCGATCGGCGTGAACGAGGCGACCCTGCTCGGCTACCCGATCACCATCGACCAGGCGGTCCCGACGCTGGTCAAGAACTCGCCCACCGTGCAGTGGGGCGCGTTCGGCAACTTCTCCGCCGGCTACGTGATCCGCGACGTCAAGGACGTCGAGATCCTGGTCAACCCGTATTCGTCGATGGCCAACCGGCAGATCGAGATCAGCGGCTGGGCCCGCGCCGACGGCACCCAGCAGGACACCAACGCCTACATCACCATGACGGCGCACAGCTAAGGGGCTGAGCATGACCTCCCGCGAACTCGTCACGCCGCGCGTGCTGGCCACCATGTCCGGCTCGATCGCGACGGCGACCACGGTCAACCTGACCGCCGACCTGAACCTCGCCGCGAGCTCGGTCTTCAAGCCGGGCGACCGGATCGTGGTGGTCATCCGAGGCACCACCGCCGGCACCACCGACTCGACGTCGTTCTCCGTGCAGGACGCACCGGACAACTCCGGGTCGATCGGCACGCCGGCCACCGCGGTCACCACGACCCTGCCGGCCGCGGCGACCG